CGATACTCGTCACCCCCTAACGACGTATTTACGCCTGCTCTTCGGTACGTTGATGGGTGAACCCTTCGTCAGGTATCCCCATATTTTTCCCTCGACGTATCCCGCCGCCTTCGGAACAAGTACATCTGACATAGGTTCAATCGTCGGCCTTGCCGGGATCACAACCTCTTTCCTGCCCGGCTTGATGCCTATTCCCGCGGCGAGGTACGCCCGGCGCATCTTTCCAGTGATGCGAACCTTCGCGCCCTTCTCCTGCTTCGTGCCCAGCCTCACCGCTGAATCGGACAACCACCCGACAACTACATCCCCGGAAGATTTGTACTGATAGCCAACTGCTTTAGCCAAACCTCCCAGGGGTGCGTAACTGCGTTTGCCCTTCTTGTCGAATGCCTCGTCAAGTTTGCGGCGAACCTTCGCGGGCAGAAACGGCGCGTATGCCCGACCTCCCGGCGCTCGGCTTTTAATCCCTTTTTTGATCTCTTTCTGCATATACCAGCCAAGGGATTTCAACGCCTTGCGCCGAAAATCCGGGAACTCGGTCATTGCCCATTGGAGCCAAGGCGTAGCCTCGTCCTCAACCGTGACGGAGTACATTTACAACGCCGCCTCGTTGCCCGTTGCCTCAAGGCAGAAAACTCCGCTATGCCTCTCGGCTATTCGGACAACCCACCACGTCTCACCGTCAACGACCACCTTGTCAAGCGGCACAGGCTCGGATACGTCGCTCGCCTTGATCCAGAGAGTAGCCCGCGCCGCCTGTCCGTCGCTCGATACCGTATTCCCGGCGGCGCGGTTATCCCCGTACTCCACTACTGCGGTTATAGATTTGCCGTTATAGGTGACGGTTGAGCCGAAGTCTGTAAACATGACCGTGCTATCGAACTCTTGCAGACCTGCGATACTCATTTATCCGTCACCCCCTTTCGGTTAAGCGTTGAGTTTTACCAGGGCTTTTGCCCCGGCGGTCTCTTTGACCGACGCGCACATGCCGGCCACTTTGTGAGAAGATGCTGTTTTGGTGAGGTTCTTAGCGCTGTCATCCCAATAGAGAACGTCACCAATTGCGAATGATGCATTAGTAACGGTTGCCATTTCGAAAACACCGCTGACGAAAACGGCACCCGTCTCAAGCGCACCTATGTCCGTAGCGCATACCCCGACATGGTTACCTATGACTACAACGGTTCCGGCGGTAAGTGCGCTCCCCGCGTTGTAGTAATCCAGGATTTCGCCTTTCTGTATGTAAACTGCCTGTTTAGCCACCTATATCACCCCTAACCGTTGATCTTGACCCGCGCGGTCTCTGCGCCCGCGGCGTGATTCGCGGCGGCCATCCCTGCGGGTATGTCTGTGTCAACGACCACAAAATACAGTTTGTCGCCCAGCGCCCAACCGGTTTCCTCGCCAGTCGCGGCGGGAATAGTGAACCCGACGTATGTACCCGTGAATGCTTTGGCTGTAGTCGCGGCGCTGTCTTCCTCGTCCTCACTACCCACGACGCTCCAAACCTCGGAACCCGCATCGTCGGCATTGGTAACGGTGAGCGTGAATACCTGTGCGGCGGCCCCAGCGTCAACCGTGACAGCCATCTCGGATATGTCCACATCGCCAGTGTTGCCAGCATCGGCCCAAACCGCGCCAGCCGTCGGAGTGTCATTTGCCGAAGTCAGGACACCGTTTTCGATGTCCCAAAACAGGTCATCGCCTATGTCCCAATCGTCACCGACAAGCGCGGAAAGTTCCCATACACCCTCAACGGCGATGGGGCCTTCCGCTCCGTTGGCGATGTCGGTAGTGCAGATGCCTATGGCGTTACCCTCAAGACTCACAACGTCGCCTATGGCAAGATCCGCGCCTGCCGTGTAGTTTAGAAATTCGCCTACCTGGATAAACTCGGCCTCTTTAGCCAACTATGTCACCTCCTGCAAAACCGTCATTACCACTTACTACGCGCCTGTTCCGGCGTTTTTGTAAAGCCCGCGCCAGTCCATAGCCTTTGCGCCGGCGTCGATCCTGACCTTGTATTCCACGCCGTCCATGTTCCAACCGCGCTGAGTCTCAAGATAAGGTGCCTGTACGCCGTTGAGGAAATAGACGGTCACGGTCTTGCCCTTGCCCGCGAACAGGTACCATGCATCGGTATCCGCGTCGTCAAGGCGAGGCTCGTAAACGCGAGTGAATGCGCCGGAGTAGATGTTCTTAAGGTTCGGCTGATTGCTTTCCCCGCCGATCAGCACGGTGTTGAAGAATGTCTCAGCCAACACCTCAAGAGCAACGGGCGCCACGAAGAACTCGGGCCTGATATTCAGGCGGCGTTTTCCCTTGATGTCCTTCTGTGACTTCATAGCAGTAACGGCGGCGCCGATGGTTGCCACGCTGGGGACTGCGCCTGAGGACTGAAGGTTGTAATGGGTGTTATGGAAAAGTGCCCTGCCGTCGCCCATGTTCGGGTTAGCGGTGATCTGCGCCCATGCCACGTCGCCGACCTTGCGTGCGGCGGCTTCTCCGCGCTTCATGGGGAGTTCGGCTATCTGCCCTATGTCGTCATTGACGATTGCCTGACGGGTCAGCGCGAACAGTTTTCCATAGGTGACAACCTGGTACTGCTCGAACTGCTCCGCGGCTTCGCCGTATTTGTACTCGCCATGCTCCGGGATGAGGTCAAGGTCTTCAAGTTCGGAAGTCCTAGCCGCAGTATGGATATGGAAGTTCGACACACTCCCGGTATTGAAAACGGTGGGCCAGGTTTCCTGTGCGCCTTCCCATCCGGCGAGTACCGACTTATGGGCGATGTTCCCAAGAACATAGGGGAAATCGTCGGTAGCCATTGCGCGGCCTACCATCTCCATAGGGTGCATGGGAACCTTGATACCGTTCCTGCGAAGGACGTCGCGGGCAATTTCCCTCATGGTCATGCCGGCGAATTCCTCATACCCGGTCTTTTTCTGTTCCTCGGTCAGGGGCAGGAAGGATACCCTTGCCTGAATACCGGCCTCCATCGCGGCGCGAACTTTATCGCGCTCGTCCTCAACCACGACCGCAGGAGACGACACTGCCTCCCTTTCGTTTATCATCGATTCGAGGATCTCCTTTCTTGCGGCGTCTACGGTGACGCCTTCGCTTATCCATTTCTGCACTCGCTCGTTCTCAACGCCGTGCTTGAGACCGATGGCAACTATCTCCGCATTGCGCTCCTGCTCCGCTTTGACAGCGGCGGCGCGTACTTCATCAAGATTCACCTCAGGCTCCTTGACAACCTGTGTCTCTTTCTCGTCCACTGTGACAACACTCCTTTCATCGTTTCCTGCTTCCTCTGGTGCTTCCGGCTCTTCCTCGATAGACCTGCCCACTCCGACAGTCGCGTCGGCGGGGATAGGCTCAAGGCTGATCTCCAAAACACTCCATTTCCTTACAATTGCCGCGTCTTGATCGTATGGCCCGAAGCGCCCATCACTTGAAATATCTCCCGCCTCGACGTATTCGTACGAGTGCGACCCCCAGGTGTATCCGAAGGAAACACCCTGGAGAGTTCCGCTTTGAACCTTCGACCATACAAGTTCGCTTTTCTCGTCGGTATCAAACTGGATGGTTGCCCGGCCTTTGTTGTCTGCGGGATCAACCCATGCCTTGATGACGCGTCCAACCGGCATGAGTCCGAAATTGCCGTCCCTGCCGTGAGCGAACAGCACTCCCGCTACGCCTGACTCCAACCTCGAAAAATCGGGAGCGCCGTTATCGTGGCGCAGGATTTCCAGGCCAAACCATCTTTCCACGGGTTCCTCAGACGAAAACGCGAGGGTGATCTCCCTCGCTTCCTCTTCTGCTCGTATGTTTTCTATCTGAGCCTCCCGCGTCAGTTTTTCCCCGGCGAGTTTCGCGACTTCTTTCCTGACACTCTTCTTTGTCGTCATTCCTGCTCTTCACCTCCCGATTCCTCTGTTTGCGGCGCGACGAACTGAAGGTTGATGCCCAGCGACTTTGCAAACTCTTCTTCCTTCTGCCTCTGCTCAAGGACTTCCTGCCAATCGTTGCCCTGCTTCGCGCAGACCGTTGCAAGCGTTGTCATGCCGTTTGCAAGTTCTATCTGGGTCGCTTCAACCTCCTTTTTAGGATCAATCCAGGCCCACCCCGGCGCTATCCAGCGGCAGGCCGTATAACGGTCTCGCGCGCTGTCGAAGTCCTTGACCTCCACTAGGCCCCTATAAACACACTGCCAGACAAACTCTTCCCAAATCGGCTGGCAGAAATGTTCAATAAGGTACTGTTGGAGCGCCATGAACTCCTTGCGATCTTCCAGGTGGCCTTGCCGCGCTGAACTGTAACTCCCCTTGCTGTAGTCCCGCGCAAGGGTCTCAAACGACAGCCCCAGGCCGGCGGCGATGCGTCGCGTCTGTGCTGTCGAAAATTGAGCCGCGTCCGTGTTGGGTCGCCCGGGTGAGGAAAAACTTATATCCTCTCCGGGCATGAGGTATTCAATTGTGCCCGGTGTCATAGCCTCAATAGGTTCAGAGTTGACGGTGCTTGTATTGCGCCCTTGCCTGAATCCCGCGTACTCGCTCTTGACAAACCCGGTAAAGCAGGCGGCTATCCTGGCGGCGACCAACTCAGCTTCCATGTACTCGCCAAGGTCTTTGATGGCGGTCATGGTCGCGGCAAACTCGGAAATACCCCTGACCTGCCGGGGTCTGAACTTATTGAACAAATGAATTACCTGCCATGACGGGACCCGCTTCGTTGCCCCGCCCGAATCCACGGTGAAGTGGTACGCGACGGGCGCGCCGTATTTATCGACCTCGACCCCGCCGTATATCTCGTTCTCCTTCGACGCGGGACGCCCCATGTCCGAAAGGTAATCGGGTTCCCATAACTGCACCCGAAGGGGGAACTCGTTCCTACCCCGGAGCAGGGGCATCATGACAAGGATCTCGCCGTCAACGATGCGCCGCCTCAGAACCATTTGCTGTAGGTCGTAAAAAGAGGACTGCCCCTCCATGTCGCACTGACCCGGCTTAGTCCACTGCTCCCATAAGTCCTCGAAACGGTTGTTCAACGTCTCGTCTATCTCGCCCTTTTTGTTGTGAATCTGCGCCTGTGGTCTGATACCTGTTCCCACAACGTTGCGGACAATCGTCTTGAGTGCCGCCGCCGCTATCTCGTTGTTCCTCTCAAGGTCGCGCGCCCTTGCCCTGATGACGTCCCTCGCCTGATGGTCGGTCTCTTCCGGCGTGAGGTTAAGAGGTCGCCACTGGTCATTCGGGCGTACTGATTCCCCGGCATCCCAATTCCGCATCGTATTGAAGGCCATGCGGTAGCGGACACGCTCAAGCGCGGCCCGGGGCGAGAACCAGCCTATGAATCTGTCGATGGGGGATAGTTTCATCTTTTGGGCCATGACGCATACGCCCTCGTCGTGCCTTTGTCCTCAAAGGCCAGGATGTTTTCCAGTTCACGCTTGCGCTTGTAGAGCATCGCCATCTCTTCACGCTTGACGCGCCGGGAGCCTACCAAATGTTCAGTTACGCCACCGCTCGATAAAAAAGCGGCTATCGCCTCATCGATAGCCGCCAGCTCCGCTCTGTATTTAGTTATGAGTTCGCTCAAGTAACCACCCCCATCATCTGATCACCCACGCCTTGCCGCCCGTCGCCCATGAGCTGGACTTGCGCTTGCGTTCCCGTTTCGCCTCATGCCTTGACCTGATTCGTTTCTCTGCCTCGACCTCTTCCGAAAGGTGCCGGACACCTGCCCGCTCTGCCGCGAATGCGTTACCGACGGCACAGTCCAACAAGTGGTTGTCGATGTGCTGACTCAGTTTTACCCACTCTTCGAACTCAACGCCCTTTTTCCTGTCAAGTTTGATGACCTTCTGCTCGGACAGTATTTGTTCCCAATATTCGTCGGGGCACTCTTTGAATACCGACCATGCGCCCGGTTCCGTCGGGGCCTTCTCTAGTCGTGCGAAGATGAAGTCCTTGTAATAACCGGTGTCCAGAAGGTATAGCGACAGGCTCCCCTTGAACTTCGTGCGGGTATTGTCACCCTCTATCGTTGTCCGGGTATAAGGGGCCTTCAATGGCCTTGACGATCCCTTTGTCGCTACGCATACATCGGCGTGAGTTGAACAGAATTCGTATACCTCGTCGGTTCGGAATCCTGAGTCAATCGCCGCAAGTCGGACTATCATCTCGGCGTTGTCACCCTCGCGAGTCCATGCGCCGTTGACTATGACTTCCTCTACCTCTTCCCAGGAATCCATGACGCCATAGTCAACCGTCCATGACGTGATCCCGATTCCCCAGGCTTTGATCTCGTACCAGAAATGGTCCTTCTGGACGTCAACCGCCGCCGTCAGCATCTGCGCGTCCTTTGGTACTTTGCCCCGCTCATGAACGCCTTCCTTGCTCACCCTGTCCCACTCATCGGTCTTTTTAATCCGCTCTTCCCAGGGTTCGCCAAGCCAGGAGTTGATGAAGTTCCTTAGTTTTTCCGGGAACGGCTTGCTCTGCAAAAACTCCGCGGCGACGTCGCCCCACGTCACCCACGGCGCGTAAAGACTCGACAGGTGATAGGCTACATTCCGGGGCGGCGTGTCGGGATCTTCGTCACTGACCCAATGACCAAGCCGCAACATCTCCGGCTTGTGCTTGTCCTCTATTCTGCCGTTGCAGGACTCGCACTCATACCACGCGGACACAAGGACGGCCTGTGCGACGCGGGCTATTTTCTGCGGGTCGCCCTTCGTCTCTTTGTACGAGTCCTTTAACTCGTCCGTCCATTTGATCTGCTTGAATCTCAACTCCTGCTCATGACCGCAATGAGGACAGGGTACGTAGTATTTCAACCTCACGTCGGCACTCTGGTATGCCCTGTACACTCTGCCTCGCGTGGTTGTCGGAGTGGAGACCTTGAAAATCTTTCTGTTCCAGAATGACTTCGTTCTCTCTTCGGCAAGGCTTTCAGTATCTCCTTCCTCTCCGAGATAAGGAGGGTATTTGTCTACCTCGTCCATGAACAGGTAGCGAATCGGCCTTGATGAAAGGGACGCCGCCGAGTTCGCCCCACTGATCGCGACGCCCATGCCTAGAAACTGGATGTCGTTCTTTCTGCTTGAGCGTTCCAGATATTTGGTATTGAGTGCTGGCGATGCCTGAATGAAAGGTTTTATCCTGTTGTCGTATGTCCACTCGCCCAACTCCACCGTCGGGTAAACAATCATGGCCGGAGCCTGGTCTTGATCAACCGCGAATCCAAGAGCGTTGAACAGGGTCTCGGACTTCCCCGTCTGAGCCGCGACCATCATGATGATTCTCTCTGTAGTCGCATCGGTGAACCTGTCCATGATCTCTCTCAGGTATGGCGTGGTAGATGTTTTCCATCGCCCCGGACGCGCCGAAGAGCGGGCGTCCAATATCCTGTATTTATCTGCCCACTCGGATACCGTTAAATTCTCCGGGGGCTTGAACGCCTGTAGTTCAAGGGGTAACCACTTCGGCATCGTCTGTCTCGACTCGCGGCGTGTAGGTTCCCTCCCGGCTGTATTGTTCAAGCAAAATCGCAACCTCCCGCCTCAACGCCGCCTCAACTGTCCTTGCGTCTGCCCCGGACAACTCCGGCGGCAGCGCCTTAATCCAGTTCATAAGTCCAGCCTTGAGTTCGACTATCCTTCCAGCCCACTCCTGCTCTATTTCCTCAAGGGGTAAATATTTACCCTCCAAGATCTCAAGTTCTCTTTTTGCCTTGTTCGCCTGCGCCGCTTTGAGCATGGCTTCGGCCTTAAGTTTCGCATCCTTGATTTTCGTCCTGTCTGCACCCGCTACTCCTATATCCATTTCGCCGGATCGCCAGGCTATGACCTTGCGGAGTGACCATCGGCCCCGGCCCTCTTTTGGGCAACCAAGGCGTTCCCAATCAAAGAGGGTGGCATCAGATATGCCGAATAAATACTGCATCGCAGTAGAACTGATAACGATGTCTTTCCCTTTAGCCTCAAAGTATTTCGCCATTGACATTCCCCTAGAAGTCCTTGATGTTATCGCATCCTTTAGCGCACTAAATCCTAATCCTAGGTGGTTTTTCCAAGGTTAAACGCGGGTATCCATCGCGGCATCCTCGACCCCTGCCGATTTCCCCCAGGAAGGACCCGCGATAAAAAGGGCGACCACTAGGG